TGGTGGTACTGTGACTATCACTGGTGGTAATGTCATTCACACATTCACATCAAGCGGATACCTGACACCAATCAAATATGTAAACAACTCTTTGCGTTTCCGTTCTAGTGCTAGTGCTTATTTGAATAGGACTCCTGCAACAGCATCCAATCGTCAAACATGGACATGGAGTGCTTGGATTAAGCGTGGAACATTAAGTTCTGGCTACCCCGTTTTATTTCAAGGCGGTACAACTTCATCTGACACAGGTTCAACGGCTATTGCTTTTGGCGCTGATGATAAATTATATGTTCAAGGGTATTCTACAAATTGGATTGTTACCAATGCTGTTTATCGTGACCCATCGGCTTGGTATCACATTGTTTTGGCAATGGATAGTACTCAAGCAACAGGAAGTAATAGATTTAAATTGTATGTAAATGGTTCTGAAGTATCTTATGGAACTTACAACAATTTAACTCAAAATACTAATTACGGAATAAATCAAGCCGCAAGTCATGTTCTCGCACAATCAATAGCATCTTTTGGTGGAAATTATTTTGACGGCTACATGACCGAAGTCAACTTTGTTGATGGTCAACAGTTAACACCAAACAGTTTTGGAACAATCAATTCTTATGGTGTATGGCAACCCATCACCTATGGTGGTTCGTATGGTACTAACGGCTTCTACTTGCCTTTTAACCGTGGCAATGATAGTTATGCTGGTTCTTTCACTAATAGTGCAAGCCAGTATTTAACAGCAACTTTGCCAGCAACATTGACAGGCGCTTTTACTATTGAAGCCTATTGCTATAGAAGCACGACAACAACAAATTCTATTTTTACCTTGGGTGATTCAAACACAAGTACTGGTATTGAATACTATATAGGCACTAGCGGAACTGTAAACAATGTTTACTCTAATGGCGCTCAAATCACTACTTCTAGCAATGTTCCAGTGGTAGGCGGATGGAGCCATGTTGCAGTTACTAGAGACTCTAGTAATGTTGTTCGTTTGTTTATAAACGGGCAACAAACAGGCGGTACATGGACAACTACTGCCGCATTCTCTAGCACATTAAGAATTGGTACTGAGTATTACGCTAGTGCGGCAAGCGCATATTGGAATGGTAATATTTCCAATTTCCGAATAGTCAACGGCACTGCTTTATATACAACAAGCAGTTTTGCACCTCCAACTTCTGCATTAACTGCGGTGTCTGGTACATCAATACTGACTTTGCAAAGTTCAACTATTATTGATAACAGCGGAAATTCTTTGTCAATCACCAACACAAACGGTGTCAACATGAACCAGAACTATCCATTTAGTTTTGGCATATTTAACGACCAAGGCCCATCGGGTAACAACTGGACAGGTAACAACATTACGTTGAGTACAAATCCAGTTACAACATCTACATTTACAGCGGTTACATCGACAACTTGGGTTGCACCTGCTGGTGTTACATCTGTTAACTACCTTGTAGTGGCAGGTGGCGGTGGTGGTGATGGCGGCGGTGGTGGCGGCGGTGGTTTCCGTTATGGAAGTCTAGGCGTAACGCCCGGCACTTCCTACACAGTTACTGTTGGTGGCGGAGGCCCTTTAGGAGGCAACGGCAGTAATTCAGTCTTTTCAACCATTACATCTGCTGGTGGTGGAGGTGGTGGCCCTTATTACGCAAACGCAAGCAACGGTGGATCTGGTGGCGGTAGTGCCGCAGGTTACACCCGTGGGCTTGGTAACACGCCTTCTGTAAGCCCATCGCAAGGCAATAACGGTGGAACTGGTGGTAGCACATCTGGCGGTGGCGGCGGAGGCGCTGGTGCGACTGGTTCAGATGGTTCTGGTGGCTCTGGAGGCGCAGGAGGTAATGGCGCAGTCTGGTCTGTAAATGGCGTTACTTACGCTGGTGGCGGCGGTGGCGGTGGAACAAGTTCTGGTGGTGCTGGAGGTTCTGGTGGCGGAGGCGCTGGTTCTTCATACACATCAACTGCTGGAACTCCTAATACAGGTGGCGGTGGTGGCGGTAGTTATTACGTTGGCCCACCCGGAGGTGGCTCTGGTATTGTTATCTTGTCTTACACACAGGCATCAACATCTACCTACGACAGCATGACCGATGTACCAACACTAACAAGTGCGACAGCGGCTAACTTCTGTACATTGAACCCATTGAACGGCTCAGGCTCCATTACAAATGGTAATTTGACTCATGCAGGAAGTGGCGCAAACTGGTACTCTGCATCGTCAACCATTGCGTTTGATGCGTCTGCAAACTACTATGCCGAAGTAACCATTATTTCTAATAACTCTGTTAGCAACGGCATTCAGTTAGGAGTTATTGGTTCAGCACAAGCGTTGTCTGGAAACACTTCAACATTAGGAACCTATGCAACTGGTTATTCATGGCAAAGTTATGCAAGTGGTTCGGCAAATAAATTCAACAATGGGACTGGTAGTAATTACAACAGTCTTGCAACCTATACAACAGGTGATGTCATTGGTGTCCAATTAAGTGCAGGAACTCTAAATTTCTATAAAAATGGAGTGAGCCAAGGTTCTGCATATACTGGATTGAGTGGTAGTTTTTGTTTTGGTGGAAGCCCTTACAACGGAGATACTGTTGCTTGGAACTTTGGTCAACAGCCATTTGTCTATACGCCTCCTACAGGCGCATTAAGACTCAACACCTATAACCTATAAGGAATAGAAATGCCAACAACATATGCAATTCCTGATGGTCGTACTGTGATGGCGGCTACGACTTATACGGGTACAGGGTCTAGCCTAACAGTTAGTAACGCAGTAAATGGAGTCAGTTTTCAACCTGATTTTGTTTGGATTAAAAGGCGAGATGGCGGACAATCGCATCAACTTTACGATGTAATTCGTGGCGTTAACAAAGCGGTATATTCAAACCTAACAAGTGCTGAAGCAACAGAAGCAAATGGATTATCTGCGTTTACATCTAGCGGATTTACTGTTATTTCTGACATTGGCGTAAACACATCTGGTGGCACTTATGTTGGATGGAATTGGAAAGAAGGAGCAACTCAAGGTTTTGACATTGTTTCTCAAACACTTGGCACAACAGGTATTAACACTATTACTCATAATCTTGGTGTTGTTCCAACAATGGTGCTTGCTAAGAAAACTAGCGCAGGTGCTGAACAATGGTTGGTGTATCACGCATCAGGCACAACGCAATCTCAATATCTTGGGTTAAACACGACAGCGGGCGCATCAACAAGCGCAAATATATGGGGTTCATCTGCGTTTACAACAACTCAGATTTACTTTAGCGGAACATCTGGTAACACTTATGTGTTTTACATATTTGCCCCAGTAGCAGGGTATTCAGCCTTTGGTTCGTACACGGGTAACGGGGTTGCTGATGGGCCTTTTGTTTACCTTGGATTTAGACCTCGGTTTGTAATGATAAAAGCAAGCAATACAACTGGAGGCTGGTCAATGACAGATACTTCTAGAGACCCGTATAACTTAACAACTAACAAAATTGAAGCAAATACGGCTTTATCAGAACCATCAAATGCAGGTTTATATCAATTTGATATTTTGTCAAATGGTTTCAAAATTAGGCAAGGCACAGGTTACGGAATAAATAATTCTGCTGATTACATCTATATGGCATTTGCCGAAAACCCATTCAAATACGCTAACGCTCGATAAGGAGAAAACATGAGTCACTATGCAAAAGTAGAAAACGGAATCGTCACTCAGGTGATTGTTGCCGAGGAAGACTTCATTCAAACAGGCGCTTTAGGCGACCCTGCTGGATGGATTCAAACTTCGTATAACACTCACGGAGGACAACACCCAGAGGATAGACCACTGCGTAAGAACTATGCAGGTATTGGTTACACCTATGACACAGGACGGGATGCTTTTATTCCTCCACAGCCCTACCCATCATGGACTATGAGCGATGACACTTGTCTGTGGAATGCTCCTGTGGCTATGCCTACAGAGGGTGGCCCATTCACTTGGAATGAAGCAAATCAATCTTGGGACGCTGTTCAAGCGTAATAAGCCATTGACCCATTCTCCCTACTTATGGCGGCGCAAGCCGCTGTTGGCTTTATTAAGCAGGGATGTTCTATGCTCCATGAGGGGCGTATGGAGCTTGAGGGCGCAAAGAAGACAGTCGAGGGAGTCATCTCAGATGTCAAGGCTATTAGAGGTATCTTTAACTGGTTCGTTGGTCTGTTTGTTAGTAAGCCAGCCGCAGAAGCAAAGCCTGTGGCGCAAAAGAAAGCCAAAGCAAAACAACAACAATCCTACGAAGACCTTGAACTTAAACTCATCAGCGAGATTGGGGCAAACCTCGGAGTCCTCTTTGACACACAGCAACAGATTACAAACCATTACCTTGAACTAGAGGAGACAAGCAAAACCAACTATGACCCAGCGCAAAACACCAGTCAAAAAGCCATAGAGCGGGCATTGATTGAGTTGCAATTGGAGAAGTTGATGGAGCAGACTAGGGAGGCAATGGTCTACGCCCCGCCTGAGTTAAAGGACTTGTATAGCAGATTCCTCAAGATGCACCAAAAGATTGAGCGGGAACAAGAATGGGCTAGGGCAGAGACAATTCGCAAGACTAGGTTGGCAAGGTGGAAACAGGAGCAAGAAGAAATTGAGTTGATTGGGCTGATAAGTAGTGGGGTCGCAGTTGTGTTTATATCTATGTTTTTTGGATGGTTCATGTGGCAACTACGAAGCTGGTCTACTGGATATTGATAGGAGTGGCAATATGCGTAATTGTTGGAGTGACCTCAATGGCATATGTAGAAACCTTGTATATGCGAGCGCAACTCAAGCAAGAGATAAAAGAGTTGCGTAAGTTGAAACGTGAATTAAAGGAGCAGAAATGAATTGGGCAGATGTATTAAAAGCGGTCATACCCATTATTGTGGCTTCCCTTGCTTGGCTCTTGGGTCAGGTCAACGATTTCTCCACGCGCTTGACGCGAATTGAAGGCGCTATGCCTGCATTGATTACCAAAGAGGGCATCCCAACGGACAGCCCAATTTCTGCGGAGAAACGAGCCATTATGAAGGAGCATTTGATGAACCACATCAACGAGTTGCAAGTCAAAGTCAGGTTGCTTGAAGAACGTGAAAAAATGGGAGTTAAAAAATGATGACACTATTCTCAACCCTACTGTCTTTCCTGATGGGCGGGTTACCAAAACTGATGGACTTCTTCCAAGACCGTGCAGACAAGTCGCATGAACTAGCCTTGGCGCAGATGCAGACTGAGCGCGAGTTGACCCTGAAGAAGGCTGGCTTAGAGGTTCAAGAAAAGATTGAGCATATCCAGACCGAGCAGATTCAGATTAACGCTGAGGTGACCAACGCACAGACAGCCATGCAAGAGCGTCAAGCCCTGTATGCCCACGACATTGCTATCGGTCAGGGTTCTAGTCAGTGGGTGATTAACGCCCGTGCTATGGTGCGCCCCGCCATAACTTATGGCTTGTTTGTCTTGTTTGCTTTTGTGGAAATCTTCGGCTTCTGGTTTGCCTATCACAAGGAAGTGCCATTTGATGTGGCTTTAGACCTACTGTGGGACAACGAGACTCAGATCATTTGGGCAAGCGTAGTGTCGTTCTGGTTTGGTACACAAGCATTTGGCAAGAAATGATATTAAATCAAGGCAAAGTGGCTGGCGGTTTGGTAGACGAACTGCTTGAAGTCATACACAAGTACGATGAAACTTTGTACATGGCAACAGTTATTGGTGCTTTGGAATTGGTTAAGCAACAACTAATCCAAGAGAGCATTGAGGAAGAAGACGAATGAACCTGTCAGATAAAGCCCTCAAGATGATTAAGCACGATGAAGGGGTGCGTCAGAAGCCTTACCGTTGCCCAGCCAAGTTGTGGACGGTGGGGGTGGGGCATGTCTTGTACCCAGAGCAGGGCAAGATGAAGATTGAGGAGCGTGATGGGTTTGGCCTCAAGGACGCAGACAACCGCACATTCAGCATGGAAGAAGTTGATGGAATTCTTAAAGCAGATTTGGCTAGGTTTGAGCGAGGTGTGGTTCAGTTCTGTCCTGTTCCCCTCACTCAAGGTCAGTACGATGCTCTCATATCTTTTAGTTTCAATGTTGGTCTGGGAACACTACAGCGTTCAACCCTCCGTCAGAAGGTTCTGCGCGGAGATATGGAAGGGGCGGCAGAAGAACTCTTGAAGTATTGCAAGGCGGGTGGCAAAATACTCAAAGGGTTGGAAAACCGCCGTAAAGACGAGCGTTCCCTGTTCTTAGGATAAGAAATGCCACTAAAAAAATTAGCTCTAAGGCCGGGGGTCAACAAAGAGAACACTCGCTATACCAATGAAAACGGCTGGTATGACTGCGACAAAATCCGATTCCGTCAAGGTACACCTGAGAAGATCGGTGGGTGGCAACGCATCTCAGCCAATACGTTTGTTGGTATTTGCCGTTCTTTGTGGACTTGGGTAACTCTTGGCTCTCAAAGGCTAATTGGAGTAGGCACTAACTTAAAGTTCTATATTAGTTCTGGTGGCGCTTATTACGATATAACACCTACGCAATTTGTTCATACGCTGACAAATCCATTTGCTACGCAAAGCGGCTCCACTACCGTTACCGTGACTGACGCTACTGGTGGATACATCAACAACAACTTTGTAACATTTAGTGGCGCTACAGCTGTAGGCGGTATCACCATCTCTGGCGAGTATCAGCTTACTTACGCAAGCGCTACCACTTATACGATTACAGCTGCGTCGGCAGCTTCATCAAATGCAACAGGCGGCGGTACTGTTTATGCTGTATACCAAATCAATGTAGGCCCAGCTTACGCAGTCCCGTTAGTTGGATGGGGTGCTGGTACATGGGGAAGCGGAACATGGGGCGTTGGTACAACATCAAATGATGCCATGCGCTTATGGAGTCAGAGTAATTTTGGCGAAGACTTAATCTACGGGCCAAGGGGTGGGCCGATTTACTACTGGGATGCTGGAATTGGTTATCAAGACTCCACAATCACCATGACCATAGCCACTCCTTGTGTTGTATCGTCTACTATTATTTTGCCTAATTTGTCGGCAATTATTTTTCAAACAACAGGCGCATTGCCTACGGGCTTATTGGTTGGAACAATTTACTACACAAGGTATGTCTCATCTACAACATTTAATTTATCACTAACCCCTACAGGCGCTTTGATAAATACTACAGGCAGTCAGTCTGGAGTTCATTCCATATCCCCAAGAGGCATGGATATTACGACTTTTGCGGCGGCTTCTAACTGCCCAATCATCCAAAACTACATCCTTGTTTCAGATATAAGCAGGTATGTATTTGCATTTGGCTGTAATGCCCTTGGCTCAACCACTCAAGACCCAATGCAGATTCGCTGGTCAGATCAAGAATCTGTGGTTGAGTGGACTCCTGCCGCCACTAATACGGCTGGTGATCTGCGTTTGTCTCACGGTTCTAAAATCGTTACAGCCATGCAGGCTCGCCAAGAAATATTGGTCTGGACTGACTCATCTCTTTATTCTCTCCAGTACGTTGGCGCTCCTGTGGTCTGGGGTTCTCAGTTGGTGGGAGACAACATATCTATCGCTGGAGAAAATGCTGTTGGTTACGCTAACGGTGTAGCTTATTGGATGGGTGTGGATAAGTTCTATAAATATGATGGACGCACACAAACACAATCTTGCGATCTGCGACAGTTTGTATTTGAGAATATTAACAAATCCCAGTTTGACCAAGTTATGTGCGGAACAAACGAGGGCTTCAATGAGGTGTGGTGGTTCTATGTCAGCAATGACAGCGTGGACTCCAAGATTGATAGTTATGTGGTTTACAACTACCTTGAGCCAGACGGCAAAGGCGGAACTGGCGTTTGGTACTACGGCTCTATGGGTAGAACGGCGTGGCTTGATTCTGGTTTAAGAGACTATCCAATTGCTGCCACTTATAACTACAACATTGTTGACCATGAGATTGGCGTGGATGACAAAGCCACCGCTACTACAGTTCCTATTGAGGCTTACATCACATCTGCGGAATTTGACATTGATGACGGCGATAGGTTTGGTTTTATATGGCGTGTAGTACCAGACATTACATTCCGTGGATCTACGGCGGCAAGCCCGCAAGTTACGATGTATCTCAAACCTATGCAGAACTCAGGCTCTGGATATAACGACCCAGCATCTGTGGGAGGTGAGTCTTCAGCCACTATCACCCGCACGGCAGTTCTTCCTATTGAAGCATTTACAGGGCAGATCTATACAAGGGTTAGAGGCCGTCAGATGGCTATGGAAGTAAGGTCTACGGCAGAGGGTGTAACTTGGCAACTAGGATCCCCCCGCCTAGACATTAGACAGGACGGCAGACGATGACATTCATTATTACCTCTGAGTCTGATCTCAATAGGATTGCCGCTCCAGCGCTTCCATCACCCACACAAAGTTATTCTGACGTATATCAAAACCAGTTTAATAATGTTTTGCGTTTGTATTTCAATCGTATACAGGGCATATTAGACCAACTAAATACAGATAGCGGCATAATCCCAGCCCTTACTGTTTACACGGTTGCAACGTTGCCAAGCGCAGTTACATCTAGCGTTGGCGCTAGAGCGTTTGTGTCAGATGCAACAGTAACAACTTTTGCCTCCACGGTTGCTGGAGGAGGAGCCAATAAAGTACCTGTATATTCCGATGGAACAAACTGGAAAATTGGATGAACTTTATTGAACTTCTTAACAAGGTAGCCAGAGTCGCCCGTCCGGCTCACCATGAGTTTGTCCCTATTGAGCGGATGGACGAGAGGTTTGAGGAAACTTGTTTTGACTCTCTAGACATGCTGATGATTGGCATGTTCATGGGCATGATCTACGACATAGATGACGAGATATCCAAAGAGTTCCAGCCTGAGACCGTGCAGGAACTTTATGACTTTATACAGTTAAACAAAAAGCATGATCCTGTATCTATAGAGTGGGCGCTGGAGCAGATTAAATGATCCACCTAACGCACTACCGCACGGCATATTCAACTACGGTGGAGTTGATGGAGGGTGTCTTCCCCCAGAAAGTTCACTGGTTTCCAGAGACATATGCGCGTGTAAACAGTGGGATGTTCTACGTTCCCCACCGTGTTGCTGACAAAGTACTTGACCCAGTCCTAGCCAAAGAACTAAGGGAAAACCCTGTGGGTAAGACTGCATTTATTCTTGCTGGTGGAAACTCTCACTTTGCAGGAATTAACCCCCGATCCAAGGATCCTACAAGGCTGTCTTATGAATATAAGTTCCTACCATTTACTCTTACTCAAGTGTATGCAGGAAGAACAGCCCAAGCCTTGGGTGCTACGGATCATGTTGTTACCGATGCCACAGCCTGCGCCTCCAGTCTTAAAGCGCTGATGGATGTACAGACCCTAATTAACTTTTATGGGTTTAAACGTGTAATTGTCCTGACGGTAGAGGATGCTGTTACCAACTCAGTCCTTGAGTTCTTTGGAGAAGCCAAGGCATCTCTTACCAAGAAAGAGGAAGATTTAGGTGTTAAGCCATCTGCCTTTGATGAGACAAACTACGGGTTCTTTGTGGGTCAAGGCGCGGCTCTGGCGGTGTTTGAGTCCAGCGACGTATCAGAGAACCCTATAGCCATTCTCAAGGGAGCCTATACAGCCAGCGAAGATCACTCGAACGCTATCGGCCAGCGAGAGGATGGGCAAGGGTTCATTCGTGCGATTGAGGGGGTTCTAGACATAGCCCGTACCCCCGCCGAGCATATAAGCATTGTCAAAACGCACGGTACTGGAACAAAGTCCAACAACGTGGCTGAAAAAGCGGCTTTGGCGTACACGTTAGACCAATATGTCGCCACCTCGTACAAGCAAAAGATAGGTCATACGATGGGTGCCAGCGGTCTATTGGAAACTCTATTATTAATAGATAATATCCTCTCTGATGAGATAGTTCCCTGTATCGCTAACAGGACTGCCTATGACGAAGTATTTCTGTCGGAAGATGTCAAAGTGCCACAGGGCGATATATTGACTCTTGCGGCGGGTATGGGCAATGTGTACTCGGCGGCTGTGCTGTCGTTGGAGATATAAATGTCAAAGATGATAGACAGTAACAAGCAAAAACTGGATTTTGCGCAAATTGTTGTAATTGCGCTGGAAAACACACGCTCAAATTATCCAATTAAAGCGGCTCTTCCGGCCATTTTGACTGAGGTTACTCAGCCAAATACAGATGTAAAGCAGATGGGCAACACCGTATTTATTTTGCATGATGGAAATGATGGACAAGCAGTTTTTAAGGCTTTAAACGCAGACATTCCAAGAAACTTTTTGCAAAGTGCTAGAAAATATGTGGTGTACGCAAAGAATGAATTGGGTATGGATGTATTGATTACTGAATTTTCCGATCCAGCAATTAGCACATTATTTCATGCAATTTCTAAAAATCCGCCTATGGAGGGTATGGGGTTCAAAGAGTACAAAACCGCCAAAGGTGCGTACCGCATTGTTTTGAATTTAGGACATTGATATGAGCGCAGTATCAGATTCATTAGCCGATTTCGATGACTCAGTGCGCGAAGAAGTTTCTTCTGTTGGAGAAACTATTCAAGACACGGGTCAGGCGGTTATTGATACCGCTGTTACACCTGTAGTAAAGGCCGTTCAAAACACCTACGATGCATTTGAAAAAGACCCTGTAGGAACGACTTTAAAACTAGCGGCTGCTGCGTCTGGAGACCCGACGCTCATCATGGCGACAAATACAGCCGTCAATGTGGCTCAAGGTCAAGACATTAATGATGCGTTAGAAAATGCGGCAAAACAAACCGCCGTGACTTATGCCTCTATTGAAGCGGGTAAATACGCGGCAAGTGAATTTGGAACTCCAACCGCAGAGCCTATTGTTGACATAGAGGCTGGCCCAACACCGACTATTGAAACAGCAGCCCCAGCGCCATCCGCGCCTGTAACCAACACAATTATTAAATCAGGAACTCAAGGCGCTACTAGCGCGGCTTTGCAGGGCAAAGATCCAATTGAAGGCGCTACGTCAGGCATAGTATCTTCTGGCGTTAGCTCAGGCATTAACGCAGGAACAAGCGCAGCCTCAAAAGAAGTATCTGATGCGGATTTTGAAAAATGGTCTCAAGAACAAGCAGAAAAATCTTACGAGAACGCACCTAGCCCAACAGAGTTGGAGGTGATGGCGGCTGACAATACAGTTGCTTTGCCGCCTGCAACAACCACGACAGAGACTGGGCCGGGTTATTACAACGAGGCTACGGGTCAATTTGTGCCAAGCGAAACTGGCACGGCTCCTTTAGACAATACCTCCGGAACTAATCTGGATAGTATGAAGGACTACACCTATGACACTGCGACCAATACTTGGACTTCCCCTGATGGCGAGGTAATCAGTTTAAACGACTTATCTAACACACAGACTCCGTTAGACACTGAGTCAGTTCTACCGCCTCCTTCTGTTGCAGATCCAGAGGCATACAACCCATTGAATGTTAAGCCTGCGCTGGACTATGCGGCAAAGGCTGCGTTACAAAAGGCTGCGGCAGATAAAGCAGCAGCGGCAAGAGCGGCGGCAGCTAAGGCGGCTCAAGCAAATGCGGGGCAGACAACGCAGTCAAATAACCTTCTGGGATTGCTTGCGTTGCTAGATACCAAAGCGCCACAAGCCCCTGTTCAAAATCAATCAAACGACATAAAATACTTCTATGACATTATGGGCAATGAGATATTGCCGCCCGCCCCCGAAAAGACCGCAAAACCTGTGTTTGATTTTGCCGAAGGCGGGACGATAGAAGACCTAATCCGAATGCTGAGGAGTTAATATGGCTTTAATTGTTTCTGGGTACGATTCAAACGGAGACCCCGTATATACGGATGATGGAAATGGGCCAGAATTTTCAACCTCTGGCGGAAATGACAGTCAATATGTAAACCAAGATTTGACTGAGGGTAACAGTGGGTATGTAGATACGACAGAAGAAATCCCAGAATGGATGAATTTAGAAAATTCTGGAAATGTAGCCAATATGGATGGTTGGAAGGCTTCCGGCGGAGTGTGGACGGATCCTGCTGGCAAAACTTACGATATGTCGTACTTAAATGCCCAGCCCGGACTAATGAGTTCCATCTCTAGTTTTTTCAAGAAACCTGACGGTAGTTACGACTTTGGAAAGATGGCTGCTCTTGGAACTGGTCTGGCAGCAATGACGGGTTTAAACAAAGCAGGAAAAACACCCGTAGGTTTTCAAGGTAGTATCCCTAAATACACCGCATTACAGCAACAAATTCCTAGACAGGCCGATCCTAGCCGTGTCCCCGGATCTGCTGGGCAACGCTATTTCACCGATGTGCAGTATGCCGCTCCAGCGGATGTTGCCGCTAAACAAGGCATTATGAGTCAACAAGCACAAACCCTAGCCCAACCTATGGCAACTGGAGGTTTAACCGCTCTTGCCTCTGGTAAATACTTACGTGGTCATACCGATGGCATGGCTGATGAAATCCCAGCCCAGATTGGTAAAGACCAACCAGCCAAACTTAGCCACGGGGAATTCGTTATCCCTGCCGATGTTGTCTCTCACCTTGGAAACGGTAACTCGGATGCAGGCGCTAATGTTTTATACGCCATGATGGCTAAGGTACGCAAAGCACGTACAGGCACAGATAAGCAGGGTAAGAAGATTAACCCTGAGAAGTTCACCCCCGGAGGCGGTATCAAAGGTTTTGCTGTTGGTGGCTCTACAGGAGTTACGGGTGTTGGAAGTGCGGCATCTTCAGGCGTTGCTGGCACTGAATCTAACCTCTCTAACTGGGCAGGCCCATACGTAACGGATATGCTTGGCAAAGGTCAGGCTTTGTCTGAGACCCCATACCAAGCCTATACAGGCCCACTGACCGCTGGCGCATCTGAACTTCAAACTCAGTCGTTTGGCAATGCCGCCAATTTAAACGTGCCAACTGGAATGGGTGGGTACACCCCCGGAACGTTTGATACAACCCAAGCAAACAAGTACATGAATCCGTATCTGTCTGCCGCCCTAGACCCTGTTATGGAAGAACAGCGCAGGCAAGCAGAAATAGGCAGAGTCAATGAAGCCGCACGCTATACCAAGGCAGGCGCTTACGGCGGCGGTCGTCAAGCAATTGCAGACACTGAGAACACACGTAACCTTGGAACTCTCCAGAACAAGACATTGACCGAAGGCTATAAGACAGCCTATGACAAGGCAATGGATCAATTTAATAGAGAACAAGGACTTGGACTACAAGCCCAAGACCTCACCAACAAGTACGGACTTGCCGCTATTGAAGAGCAAGCCAAATTGGGCGGAACTCAAAGAGACATCACATCCCAAGGCATTGCCGCAGACAAAGCGCAGTTTGAGGAAGAGCGTGCTGATCCATTTAAGAAGGTTCAGTTCCAGCAATCATTACTACAAGGCTTGCCCACAGCGGCACAGTCTTACACACCAGCACAGACTAGCGCTCTACAAGACCTTATGTCAACTGGCGCAATGTCTACGGCTCTGTATAAGCAACTCCAAGACCTTGGTGTTATTGCTAAAGACCCCACTACAACCCCTCCGAAAGCGTAAGTATGAATTTAATTCAAACTCAATATCATTTACGTGATCTTCCCAATGAGCAGGTAAAGGCTTTTGCTAACGGAAGAGATCCATCCGCAGTGCCGGAATGGTTAGCCGCCGCTGAAATGCAGCGTCGTGAGCGGGTAGAGATGGCTAGTAGCAAAGCTCCCGACAAGTCGGTCAAAGAACGCCTTGAAGAGACTATGGGTCTAAAGGCTTTACAAGCCCAGCGTCAACAAATGGCTGGTCAAAAGATGGGTGAGCAGGCTATGGCTATGCCCACCATACCTGAGAACGT